AATGTTCTGTACCACATCATCAAATGTGAGTTCTGGGTTGTTGCTGGTGAATCGATCAATGTGGATTTTCATCACTCACTCCTCCAATTAATCAACACTTGCAACAAATGCCATTCACCATGTGTCAGACTAAACTTCTCAACACCACTCTTGCGATCAATAACAATATCGTATCCTTCGCCGTTTGTCCACTCAGTGACTTCCATATAGTCATTGTCGCCGCTCAGGTAGCAGTAACCTCTAAGTTCTGAGAATACTGTCCGTCTTTTATTTACTTTGATACTCATCACTCACTCTCTTCATTTGATTAGGGTACTATTATATCAAGAAAGCGAGAGGTTGTCAACAGTTTAACCATTTATCTCATGAATGTTCGTCATCACTCAGGATTATACCATCTTGAATTTCGTAGTAGGTCTTGGTATGATTGAAGTCGTTGTTTTCTAACCACTCTTCTTCGTCATCCCAATCATCAGTGTCAAGTGCTTCATCCATCTTCTCGGTGTCGCCCATCGAATCTTCGGAGCATACATCATACACTGAATCAAATTCCCATTCTGAAAACTCGTCAATCTGAATATCTTCGCCTTCTAGTGCTGCCTGAAGTGTATCACATTCGTCCCAGTCTTGAGGCGTGATAAAGAATGCGCCATTCCGATATACCTGTTCTAACCAGATTTCATCACCATTCTCATGCTGATAGTTCTCTGAGACTCTTACACACTTTTTGTTTGCCGCTTCAATCTTATAGGTCTTATCTGGTACTATCATGCTTCTCATTCTCTACAAATATTTTAAGGGTTTGTCCATCATCTTGTACAGAATGTGATACACTCTCTAATCCATAACCAAGATAAGAACGTCCATCATCATCAATGACTTCTACTCGGGTCACATCTTTCCATTCATGCTCAGAGGGATATTCGAACCTTTCTTCGTCAGTTACAATCTCAATATGTTCATTGGGTTTTATACAGTAACCTGTCGCCTGCAAGAAATACTTAAACTGTTCTAGCATATCATGTAGAGGAACATCACGATCAGTAATAGAAAACTCTATGTGATTGTTGACCGAACTGCCTAGATCACACTCATACGGTGTAGATATAAATTGGTAGTAAGGTTTCATTTAGTATAGTCCTCGATCAAAGTTATTCCAATCTCAGTAAGACGCTCTTCGCTTATGTCACTAAGGCATTCATTATCTTCTCGAAACATTTCGATTGCCTCTTCTTTATCAGATAATACTCTATGAGAGGTTATCATTTCACCTAAATGCTCCTGAGAAAACTCTTTCGCTTCCTCCATAACTACAGTATCCAGCGCCCACTCTTTCGGATCATTGTCATTCAATTCGACACAATATCTCATACGATAGGTGCTGATACAATCAACCATAACAAACTTACTCATTAGGTTCTCCCCACACTTCTGATAAATGTTCTTGTGATAATTCCATATAGTATGCGCCAGGATAATGTCTTAGGCATCGATACGCTTGCTTTCTTACTTCACTCGGCACTCTAGGTGTTGATTTCGGGTTCAATAAGTCTAACAAAAACTGTCTAGTATTATTAACTGCCCAGGTTCTTTCACATGGCATTGTCATACTGAATTACCTCCACACCACAATCAATTAGAAACTGCTTGCCGCTGCCCTTACTTGCAACATACTCGGTATCAACATAGACGGTATCGATACCACTCTGATATATTAACTTAGCACATTCCATGCAAGGAGTGTGAGTACAGAATAGAGTTGCACCTTTACTTGATTCGGAACTACGTGCAACCTTGGTGATTGCATTCGCTTCAGCATGAAGAACTTCGGGTCGCGACTTAGTATAGGATTTCTCTCTACCAAATTCATTTGCGTAAACTTGATGTTCACACACATTATCCCAACCTGAAGGCATACCATTATAACCAATAGAAATGATACGATCATCTTTTACAATGATCGCTCCCACTTGTAATCTCTTTGCAGTGCTTAACTGTGCAAATCTATGTGCAGTATCCATATATGCTTTCACGAACTTTTCTTTCATATTATTCACCTAAGTCTAAATCAAGTCTTTCCCATGGTAAGTCTGCTTTGCCGAAATGACCATAGTTAGTAGTAAGTTCTAATTGTAACATAAACAGGTCGAACTTGTCAATGATTCCTTTTGGTGTTAGGTCAACTTTTTCACGAATCAATGCCGCTAGATCGTTTCTAATCTTACCGTCAGCAAATACGTGTAGACTTGTTGGTTCTTTCACACCAATCGCATAACTTAATTGAACAGTACAAGTGTCAGCAAAGGTTGAGGCAACAATGTTTTTAGCAAGATATCTCGCCATATATGCACCACTTCTATCGACTTTAGTACAGTCTTTACCGCTAAACGCTCCACCTCCGTGCGGTGCGTACCCTCCGTAGGTGTCTACGATGATCTTTCGACCAGTTACGCCTGTATCACCATCTGGACCACCAATGATGAATCTACCAGTCGGATTGATTAAGAACTCTGTATCTTCATCGAAGTAACCAGTAATTGCCCGCTTGACAATCTGGGTGATGAACGTCCGAATAATATCGAATGGATAGTCTTCTGTGTGTTGACTACTACAAACAACTTTACTAATGCGTAGAGGAGTGCCATCATCGCTGTACTCCATCGTCACCTGTGCTTTAGCATCAGGACCCAGATATTCAGCACGACCACTCTTTCGCTCTTCGGTCAATAGTTGAAGTATCTTGTGACTGTGATATATCGCACTCGGCATATAGTCTTCGGTCTCGGTACACGCATAACCAAACATCAAACCCTGATCGCCAGCACCAAAGTCATCAGTGCCTAAAGCAATATCAGGACTCTGTCCATGAATAAGATTGACAACCTCTAGCGTATCCCAATGAAAATTATCTTGCTCGTAACCAATGTCTGCCACAACACTACGAACAATACTCTCAATTGTGTGCCGAGTTTTCATCGACATAGGATTAGCACTCTTGTATTCGCCTGCAACTACCACTGTATTGCTAGTCACCAGGGTTTCGATTGCCGCACGATTGTTTGGGTTCTTATCAATAAGAAAACTTGCGATACTATCAGATATAAGATCCGCTATTTTATCTGGATGTCCTTCGCTAACACTCTCACTGGTAAACTCATAACTCATATTCTTCATCCTTACTTTTTATTTTATCTATTAGATACAACAATTCCTCTATTGATTGTTGATCTCCTTCGTTATTAGTGTCTATCTCGATTTCCATTTTGATGATCATACACTGTACCAAGACCTTACTAAAGTCAGTGCAGAGATATACTCTTGCATGTGTACAGCATCTTTTGCTTGATCGTCATCGAATATCGCTAGACCACCATTAGTAATATTTTCTTCGAAGTCTTCAATCTGGCGCGTCAACTCTTGGACCATGATAACATCGACCTGTTCTGGTTCTAACTCAATATTAATCGACATCGAGAATCACCTTAACATGTTCGTAATGAACAACCGCTAACTTTACACCATCACTTTCAAATGGCATTGCTTTAGTCCAATCAAGAATCACTTTGATTCCCGGAACAATAAAATCACAACCACCGCCTACAGACACAACTTCACCAGGTTTATTACCCGTTGTAATATCACCTGTGAGAATAATACCACTCGCCAATTCAGTATCTGGCGCTGCCACTTCCTTTACTACTACAAAATTATTTAACGCTAAAATTTTACTCATCATCATCTTCTCTTAAATCAAATGCTAACCATGCGAACAACAGAACAGTAAAAAATACGATTCCTATATTATGTCCACTACCTAAATCACCCAGTTCCATCACTCTCGTCCTTCTCATCTTCAACTGATTTTCTCGTGTACGCTACAGGATCACGGAAGAACGACCTTTCGTCTTCATCTAAAATTTCTTCCCAGTATGCTCTACAAAACCATTTCATGAAAAGTACAAACTTATACGAGCAATAGATTACGATGGGCACCATAACCCAATCCATAACACTCATTATTATACCCTCCTATTTCTACTATTTGCTTCAATTACATTTTCTAGGAACGTCATATCAGTTCCCAAATCATTTCCCACTTCTAACATCGCGCTCATGTCTTTGGGGAAACAATGTCCACCGTAACCGAACTCGCCATCAGGACCAGGCACTTGTGTGTGAGAGTCAGATACTCTCGGATCTAAACATAACGCATCAATAATACAATCATAGTCTGCGCCACCATCGCCATGACTGCCACCTCTATAATCATCGAGTACTTGCCACATCTGATTAAAGAATGATACTTTGGTTGCCAGATAACAGTTGAGGAAGTATTTGGTGAATGCTGCCTGAGATGCTGTACTCAAGAATCGAACATCTTTCAGATTAGGCATAACTGGTTTAAGCAGTTCGTGCCAATATCTCATCTCACCACCACCGTAGACCGCAAACTCTGAATCCGTGAAGTCTTTGAGATAGTTGAAACTAGTCGTACCACGAATGTACTCAGGACTAAATGTGATGTTTTCATCACGAGAGTCAAAGAAGACTGGATCAGTTGTTGACTTCACCAAATACTTTGTACCGCCATACTTAGCAAACACCTCTTCTAATGCAGTCGTATCACACTTGCCGTCATCTCCCTGAGGAGTAGCAACACACACGATTACACCTTCGACGATTACATCCTCATCGACATAGAGACCCTTGTAAGGATCATCGATAAGAAGTTCAATCTTAGGATGTTCTTTTAGTGCCGCGTGTATCGCTTGACCTACTGGACCATAACCAGCAATTATAATTTTCTTTTTCAATTTATTCGTCACCTAGAAAGTTCTCTATTTTGTCGCCGCCTACATTATCTATATTGGTGCTTAATCTGTACAAATGCTTGAGCAAATAGTAATACGTGTCCCAGATTAACATGGGTAGAAAAATCATTATAACTTTATGTTGTCGTTTCATAATAAACCACCCGCCTTAAGAACCCACATTGCACCATAACCAATCATAAAACCAACACTAAATCTAATTATCGTACTAATCATGATACATCCTTTTCATAGATTTCAATATTCTCAGCAGGAACATTCAGCGCAATCAAGTTGCGCTTCATCTGCTCGGGATCTGCTACGTTCCACACAATGTGTCTCTCACCTAAACTATCAGTCCATTCGAGATTCATCACGTACATTTTATGCCGCCTTCTTCAGTTCAAGGGGAGTATAGATGTAAGGAGTGTTGTAGGTTCCAACATTCATAGAGAGGTAGTGACTGACGTGGAAGTAATCAGTCATTGCATCAGATTCATCGAAGAAGTCTGGTCCTTTCATCGCATCTTTCAGTTCAGTCAGGAACGCAACAACAGTGGCATCATCATAGTTCTCTTTGATCCAGTGTTCGTTGACTTGAATGTAATCACGCGGTCCGTACTCACTGACAGGCAAAGCACCGAGGATGTCTAACGCACCACTCTTGATGTTTACAACCAAAACGCTGTGGTGACGAACGGCAATGCTACCTTTCATGTTGTACTTCTTGAGGACTGCTTTGATAGCAGGAGCGAGTTCTTTTTTCATTTCTTGACTTACATACGCCATAATCATATCTCTCAGTAATCGTTCGAATCAGGTGCTATTATATCAATGTTTGCTTGGTATGTCAACACTATCCACATTTATTTAATGAATAGTCATCATTCATAGAATTTATATATCGATCAAGAATAATCGCGGTCTCCAGTGCATTGGTGATGCGCATGTACTCACTGTTGTAGTACGTTTTGTTGTATGCAGGAATACCTTCCATACCTTCGATAAGCATCATTAAGTCATTACATAAGTTACTGATTTCACTATTAAACATAATTACATCTCTCAATCAATCGAATCAGGTGCTATTATATCAAAAAAGGGAACCGCTGTCAACAGTTCCCTTAGATTGTTTTATTATAACAACATAACTTCTTATGCTTCGGGCGGATAACCCTTGTACCAGTCAGTCACAGTATCAACTCTGAAAGAACGCCACGCTTCTTTGTCTAATGACCAGACTGCGTAGTGATCACTCTCGGACTTCTGCTCTAGTATCTCAGGTACATTATCTTGAGACAATGCTCGATTAAGGGTGCATGGCATGATTCTTGTGCCACCATCATTAATCTTCTCGAACTGAACTGTAACTACACCTTCTTGTGCTGCTTTTAAAAACTCATCTTTATTCATAAATCACTCTCTTTAACAAATATACCATCAACCATTCGACCCTTACGATCCTTAATATCATAATATGCAACATCTAAACAATGCTCTAATGATAAACCATTACGCACTGCGATGTTAATCAATACTACCATGATATCACCAATATCATCTGCTACGTCTTTATTCTTACACACGTTGTCAGACAATTCACCCACTTCTTGGATCAACTTACATACTTGATCCTTGTCACTAGCACCATTAATCAGATTTCGATCTATGTGCCACTGCTTCACTTGCTCTATTCTTTTCTCTATCATTTACTGCCTCATCATATATTTTAGATTGGTTTTCTTTTCTTTCCATTAAATCCCATACCGATCGCTGTTTTCTCTGTAGTGTCCTTACTTGAGCGGTCTTTAAACGCAATGTACTAATCTCCTTGGTAGATTTTCTTTAAGTGTTTTTCGAACTCTTCTACTTTGTCCGTTCTGTTTGGCCAGTAGATGTAATCCTTTTCTGGGTTTTTCTTTAAGTTCTCTAACAATGGTAGAATGCCATTATACAACATATCTAACCTTTTTGCAACCAAAATCTCTCTTTCATTTGCAACAGTTACAGTTTCAAGTTCATCCTCTGTAACTGCTGTGAATCCAAAATCGAAAATGTCACTCACTTCGCTAATTCCTTTTCAAGAAATGCTTTGCCTACTCTATCCCACTCTTGAGGCGAAACATCATTCAAGGATCTAGCATCAGTTAAGTTATAATTAAGATCAGGTACAGCATAATCATAGTCATCTTCAACCATAGTTTCTTCTGAGTGTATGCGATCATGTTCATACAGTGCAAGAAATCCGTAATGGATAATCTTTACAATATCTTTGCGGTGGTCTGCGGGTTCACCCTTCTTACCATATCGACCATTGTACTTGTCAACATTACCAAGAAAGAATCCAATACCATGACCACGATCAACGATTACTTCGCTCGACTGTAATCCGCCCTGTCCATAATGACCACCATAAGTCTGGTCAATATACTTCATGAACTCAGCAATCAGTTCGTCTTCTCTAAATTTATAGTTCGGCATTTTTACACACCTCAATTAACATGGTCTGTGCATCTGATACTTCAAATGGGTCAGTTGGACACAGGTCACCGAATCCTTTCTCTTCAAACATTTTAGTGATTTTCATATCTTGAACTAGCATAGAGTATCTCCAAGAACGTTTGCCGAATCCAAGATTAGATTTGTCAACTAACACTCCTAGACTCTCTGCGAAGTCACCGTTTCCATCAGGCAACATCTTAACATTCTCGATACCGAGATTCTTTGCCCACTGGAACATACTGAAAGCATCGTTCACCGAGGTGCACCACACTTCATCAATACCCGCTTCCATGAACTCATTATAAAGTCCCTCATAACCCGGTAGTTGCTCATTAGAACAGGTTGGCGTAAATGCACCTGGTAGACCAAAGACTATTACATTCTTACCTGCAAATAAATCTTTGCTGGTTTTGTAAGACCACTCGAATGGATTACCATTACCGTTGTCTACTCTTTCTCTCATATAAAACATTGTATCTGGGACTAACATAATATAATTCCTATTAATTAATTTTTCTATCGTTTCCATCGTAATCAGTAATGAACATGTTCAGGTCATCATCGACTTCGATACTCTTTGCTTTAAATAATGTAAGCAGGGACTGCCATACGTCTGACATCCCCTCCCTTACTCCTACTGCTTTACCAATATAAAATGATACTGCCATGCTACCGATTGCTAATAATGTATGTAATACTGGATCCATTTTCATTCTCCTAGAACATTTTGATTCCGGATAAGTTCTTACCGCCCGGTGTACTCGTCTGAGGAACATCATCAGTTAGATTCTGCTCTGACGGATCAATATCATATAGACGCATCTTAGAGCGATCAACACCAATCACGAAACGCTTTTCGACGTTAGGATCATTGTACCGATTCTTCAATTGCTTTACCATGATTTGGTTAAGACTAGACAATTCTTCGTTGCTAATCAATGCGAACATTAGATCAGCGGTTGCAGGTAGTCCGAACGATTCACTTGTATCTTCAAGACCAGGGTCAGAGTTACCGAATCCTGATCGTGTAGTCTGAGTAGCAGACATGATAGGAACGTTAAACTCTACAGCAAGACCGCGTAACTCTTCTGCGATTGCTTTAATATATGTATAAGAGTTGATTGCTCCACCCATGCTCTTCATTCTCGCACTCGCGCATATGTTCAAGTAGTCAATGAATATTATATCAGGAACGAACTTCTTTTTCAACTTTAATTCATTCAGCAGTGCTCGGAAGTGACCACTGTGTGCCGCACCAGTCGGATACTCTTTAATGATCAACTTACCATTAGTACCTGATGCAACTTTATTGACCCTATCACTGAACATCTTCTGTGACATATTTTCTAACTGGTCAATAGGAACGTTCAGTAAGTTGGCATCGATACGCTCTGCGATACGTTCTTCTGCCATCTCCATAGTGATGTATAGAGCATTGCGTCCTTGTGCTAGTGCATTAGCGGCAACATGACACATGAACAGAGACTTACCAACACCAGTACCAGCAAGACAGATATTCAGCGTCTTATTAGGTAAACCACCCTTCGTGATAGTATTGAACTGTGACAAGTCGAAAGGTAGACGCTCTTCTTGCTCGTGGTAAAAGTTATAACGACCATCAACATCTTCGAGATAATCATGACCCACATTGTTATCAAAACATACTGATAGTGCTTCAGTGAGAATATCAGGAAGTGCATCTTTAGTAAACGTCTGGTGTTTACCATCAATGACCGCAATCGATTCCATGATAGCAAGATATACAGCACGATCTTGACACCATTTCTCGGTAGACTCTAGCAACCAATCTTCATTCTCAGGTGAGTAAGTGAAGATGGTTGGAAGAATGTCCATCGCATGAGTGTAAGTTTGTTCGGTGAATAAATCACATTGGTCAATTTCAATCTTGAATGATTCGATAGTAGGTAACGCATTGAACCTACTAACGAACTTAGTGACTTCAGTGAACAATAAAGAGTAAACACCTTCGAAGTACTCTTTTTTCAGATGAGGAATAACTTTACGCAAGTAAGGTTCATTCGTCAACAAGTTTCTTAATATAGTTTGTTCTAAGTCAATCTTCAATTCTATTCCTCAGAGTCAGGGTCACCTAACTGTAGTTGTCCTTCTTTTGCTGCCGTCTCTAGTATACTTTCTAGTATAGCGCCAGCGTGTTCTTGCATGTCAACATCAGTTTCATCAATGTTGCCAGGAGTTGATTGTATCACAAAACTGAAGTTTAAGCAACCATCTTCTGCATTAAATTTGATATTTCCATATCTTATTACAGTTTCGACGAATTGACCAGACGTGAGACGTACATCCCACGCTTGATCATTCATTGCTTCAGTACCATCAGCAGGGATCAACTCATAGTCAGTCCCTTCTACCATA